TGGCAGCACTGGCGATCCCGTAGGCTGCCGACCCCGCCATGTCATTGACGAAGGCCAGGACAGGCTTGGTCTGCCGGACGGTTCGGATCAGATCGGCAACGCCGGACATGCCAGCCGCCTCTCCACCGGGCGAGGAAACGTCAAGCAGGATTGCGTGGACCTCCGGGTCTCCGGCGGCATCGCGTATCTGGGCACCAATGCCCTCGTAGCTCGTCAGCCCCGAGCGGCTGTCGAGCCAGGCACCGCGGTTCACGAGCGTGTCGAGGATCGGCACGATCGCGACGCCATTGGTGGCTCGCGTCAGCGCCGACCGGCCGCTCTCCCTTCGCGCCGAGCCGACGAAACGGGTTGCATCGATATCGGGGCCGATGCCGAGGTCGCCGTCCACGCCGATCCTGCCGGCGAGGACAGCAAGAAGGACTTCTGCCTTCGCAGGATGGATGAGCAGTGGCGTATTGAGCAGCCGATCCGCGAGATGATGGAGCTGTGCCGCCATCAGAACCCTCCCGCCCGAAGTCCGAAGCGGCGGCGGGCGCCGGATCGGCCGGCACACAGTCCCTCGAGGCGGTTGACCTCCGCGCGAAGCGCCACGATGTCGCCCGCTCCATACTGGACCCGCCGGCGGACACCGTTGCCGGCATCGAATTCGATCAGCTCTGCGCGACGGCCTTCGAGCAATGCGTAGTAGGCCTCGCGGATCCGCGGCAGCATGGCACAAGGATCCGCGTAGTCGGTGGCAACCGTCATGAAGACGTGTCCTGGTCAGTGTCTTCGGCTGGCTCGTCACCGGGTGCCGTCGTGATGCCCTGGTGCTGGGCATCCGGCAGGCCATACGTTCCACGCATTGCCTTCTCGCGGGCGCGCTGGGCATAGACGTCCTCGATGTCGTAGCCGAGGTCCTCGGCGATCGCGGCGTCGGTCATGACGCCGAGGCGGCACCAGATCTCGTGCGCCTTGGCGGTCTTGAGGTCGTCGGCCTGCGGCTTGGGCGCACCTCGCCAGATCGCACGCGAGGCCGCGGCACGATTGGCCAGGAAGCCGGCAAGTCCCCCCGGAAACGGGATGCCGCCGCGAGCGATCTCCTCCTCGAGCCAAGCCTCGTAGACTGCGTTGCACAGCGGCGCGATGACATGGGCGCGGCGATAAAGCGTGATCTGGAAGATCTCGCCGGTCGCCATGCGCACGCTCGAATAGGTCGCGTTGGTGTAGTCGGCGGTGGCGCTCTCGTAGGTGAGTCCCATGCACCGCGCCAGCTCGCGGAGGAGATGGGCAGCGAAGTCGCGGTAATCCGAGTGCGGGTGCTGCGCCCGGTGGAGTTCCAGCTTCTGGCCTGGAAAGAGATGTGCGATCCGTCCGTTGATGCCGAGATTGATCGTCGCGGTGTCGTACCAGCCGGATTGCGCCTGGATGTAGGCGTCCCACGGCGACACCCCGGTGGCAGCGAGCCGCGCCTGCTCCTGCGGCGTGAGCAGCCCGTTCAACACCTCCTCGGTCGGCTCCTCCGAGGTGATTGATGCCGCAAACACCGTCTGCAGGATCGCTGCCGTGAGCGTCGCGTCCGACAGTTGGTCGAACTGCCGCGCGACCTGCAGCGCCGGAGTCAGCGGGCTGATCCCGCGCACCTGGCCAGGCATGCCGTCGAAGACATGGATCACGCGCGCACGTCCGAGCCCATCGCGCGCTGCTACTTCGACCTCCACCGTCCCGAGGATCGGGTCCTTCCGGCTCGCCAGATAGCCGACCGGCATGCCGTCGGCGTCCATCCGCACACCCTGGACGATCCGGCGAAGGCTGTCGTCGCGGCGCGGGACCCGGTGGGGCGGGAGGAGCCGCACCTTGGTGCCGTAGCGGCCGCCGGGCCGCTCACGCCAGGGCAACTCCGCCCAGATCTCGCCGGTGGCAAACCACGACCGGAAGGCGGCGGCCTGCATGAGCCCGAAACCGCGCCGACCCTGGATGTCGCATTCGTAGGCGCGGTCGGCCCAGAGACCCCAGCGCTGCTCGACGAGCTGCGCCCAGCGTTCGGCCTCATCGTTCGACATCCCGAAGACGTCGTTCTCCGGCATCGCCTTGAGCCGAAGCCCGGTGCCGACGGTATTGGCCACCGCCTGATCGAGCGCACCGGCGATCCAGCCCGAGTTCTGGATCAGGTCGGTCGTGCGGGCCGCCGCGAGATCCCAGGAGGCACCGACATCGTCCGAAGCATCACGCAATGCCGGACGCCACCCGCCGAATACGACCCCGCGATTGCCGCGCATGAAGTCGGCACGGATCGCTGGCGGCGCACTGCCACGCCTCGGGGCCGGCGCGAACCAGTCCCGGATGGTCGCGACCAAGCCCACGATGTCACCTGTTCAGCCGCGACGACAAACCGGCAAAGCGAGTCCTGAGGCTGGGGACGGCCGCGGCTGGATGTGGCGCGACCGGCGCTATCTCACCCTCCACCACGCTGCCACGATCAAGTCCGACCGGACCATCGCCCCGCCGTGCGACACCTTCCGGAATACGCTGGACGTTGAGCGAGTAGCCGATCGCCATGGCCAGCGCCTCGCAGTCGAGAAAGTGGTTCTGACGAGAGCGCTGGACCCATTGCGGCTTGCCGGTCGCCGTATCGACGACGCGCACCTCCGAGACCAGCTGCTTGCAGTAGTCATCGTCGATGTCGTCGGGCACGATGAAGCTGCCGGGCTGATCCATCGGAGTCCGGATCCGGGAGACCAGCAGCGACTTGAAGAAATCCGTCGAGAGCCAGACCAGGTTGATCGAGTAGGACGCCTGCTTGCCCTTGGGCGTCACCTCGATCTTCGAGACCCGATAGGGCGGCGACATCGTCGCTCGCCCCTTGGTCGGCGACACCAGCCAGGCGTAACGGCGCGTGAACTCGTAGACCTTGTGCTCATCGCCGGCGTCCGGCTTGTTCGGCCGGAAGCCGGAGTCGATGAACACCCGCTCGATCTGCATGCTCCCGATCGGCATCAGCATCAGGTCGGCGAGCGCGTTCCAGACCTCGTCATCGTCGGTTGGTCCGAACAGCTGGCCGCGATCGATCAACCAGGACGTACCGCGCGAGCCGAAGCCCCGGATCGTGTAGAAGAGCGAGAGCTTCTGGACGTCGACCGCCATGCCGAGCCGGAGCACCCCGTCCGGAAGTTCCTTCATGCGGTAGGGCTGCCGCCGCTGGAAGATCTCCCGATAATCAAGCGCGTCGCGGCCCGAAGCCGGCGTATAGCACTCGCCGAACCCGGCATTGAGGGCGGTCTGCAGTTGATCGGGATCGCCGGAGGCAAGCGCCCGCACATACCGCTCGACCCGAGTCCCCCAGGTGACGAACGGGCTTGCCAGTCCGCTCGCCCAGAAGCTGATCACCGCGTTCTCGGCGGGCTGCCCGAGAACTTGGCCATCGTCGACCCACTGCCCGGGCGCCACGTAGAGGCCGCGGCCGTTCATCTCCGTCTTGTCGTGGTCCTCATGCAGCCCGCCGCAGTGCGGACACGCGAGCTGAGCCGACCTCGCGGCCTCCGCCGGGGTCGCATTCTCCGGCCATCGCATCTGTTCGAAGCGCGGGACGAAGTACCGGTCGCAGTGGAGGCAGGGCCAGCAGAAGTGATGCCGCGTCCCCGACTGCCATAGTCGCCAGATGGCGCTCTCGACCGCCTCTGGATCCCCAATCTTCCAAAAGGTCAGGCCGCTCCGCGCATCCAGTTCCGTCTCGATGAGTCCTCGCGAGGGCGTCGACGTGATCGCCGTCACGAAATCGGCATAGGTCTCGCCGCGGGCCTCGACCAGGCCGAGCGGATCGCCCTGGCCCTTCACGTTCGCGAGCATCTCGTCGTACTCGTCGACCAGCGCCAGCGCCGCCGGGCTCGACTTGAGCGCCGCCGACGACCCGGCGTGCGCGAGCCGGACCGGCACGCCGGCGACGATCTTCAGCGTCTTCTTCATCCGCCGCCCGCGGACGACCTTGGCGGCGAGCGTCTCCGCCTCGTCGAGGAGGCTCATCAGCCGCGGCTCGAACTGGTCGGTCAGGAAATCCCGGATCGGCCCGACATAGAGGATCGGCGCCGGTCGCTGGTCGAGCCGGGCGCCGATCAGGTCGATCAGGGTCTCCGTTTTTCCAGACTGCGCGGCGCAGACCATGACGACGCGCTTATGGTTCCCGGCATGAGCCGCCCGGGCCATGGGGATCATGTAAGGCGTCAGCCCCGGATCACGCGGTCCCGGCAGGCCGGAGGTCTCGGGGTAAACCCGGTTTGCGCGTGCCCACTCATCCGGCGGCAGCTTGGGGCTGGGCCTGAGGATCGCCGCGACCAGCTCCCAGAGCTGCCGCCTTTTCAGAGGCTCGCTCGGAAAGGCGCGCGAGGACACCATCGACTTCCGTCTCGATTCTATGACGCTCGTCGATGATGCGCGTCAGCCGCGCCGGCAGCCCCGCCAGCTCCGACCGGACCGCCGCGGCGAACTCGGCCATGTCGGCGAGCGCATCTTCGAGCGGGATCAGGTCCCGCGACCGCTCGGCGATCCGGAGCTCGATCTCGAGCGCGCGGGCATCGCGCACCCGACTGTCGGCGGCCGACTTGGCCGACCGTCGCTCGTCGTCCTTGAGATACCGGAGGTAGCCCTGGACCGCGCCGACGAGCTGCACCACGCCGCGCTTGTCCGACCTTGGAACATACCCCTGCTTCTGCAGCTGCCGGATGCGTTCTTCCGAGATCATCAGAAGGCGCGCCGCCTGGCCGATCGGGATCAGACCGGACTGCTCGGCCATGGACCTCTCCGATCCGTCGGGGGCGATCGAGAAAGCAACAAAATGATCGACTTATCGACTTGGCTTCCGCCGCAGATCACGCCTGTATGCGATCACCAAAACGGAGACGCGGTCATGACAAGGACCAACGACAACAGCGCGGCGGTGGCCGCCTTCATCGCGAGGAAGGGCGAGATCGACGCAATGCTCGGCCGGCTTCAGGGGCTCAGCGCCGAAAATTTCAACGTCGATCCCGACCGGATCACCTGGGGCGACGTCGGCACGCTCAGCCACTACGCCGAGCTACTCAGGCGCATCACCGACAGCGCCTTCCACGAGGGCGAATTCGCCGACTGAGGCGACGCCCCGACGCTTACCTGCTCCTGCCCCGCCGGCACGCGGGGCCCGGGGTCGTGGAAGGCTCGCGATGGTCGCGGGCCCTCTCGGAAACCCTGAAGGAGCCTACGATGACCAAGCTCACCGACACCCAACTCATCATCCTCGGCAAGGCCTGCGAGCGGCCCGACGGCGCCGTGTATCCGCTCACCACCAAGCTGAAGGGCGGCGCCGTGACCAAGGTGCTCTCAAGCCTGATCGGCAAGGGCCTTCTCAAGGAGGTCCGCGCCAAGCGCGACGAGACGGTCTGGCGCCGCGACGACGAGGACCGCCCGCTCACCCTTCACGCTACCTCGACCGCCTACCACGCGCTCGGCATCGAGCAGGATGTCTCCGCCCCGGAGATCGCGGCCTCCGAGAAGCCGAAGCGGACTCGCGTTGCGAAGGGCGCAAAGGCGACGGAGGAGAAGCCGAAGGGCACGCGCGCCGACAGCAAGCAGGCCCAGCTGATTGCGATGCTCAAATCTCCGAAGGGTGCCACCATCGACGAAATCGTCGCCGCCTTCGGCTGGCAGCCGCACACCGTGCGGGGCGCCATCGCCGGGGCGCTCAAGAAGAAGCTCGGCCTCGAGGTGACCTCCGAGAAGGTCGAGGGAAGAGGTCGAGCACGATGTCCCGCGACTTCGAGGAGTTGCGGATCGCACGCTCGACCAGTTCCACCGGCTTCATCGTCGGATGGAGGTCGTTGGCCCGCGGCTTGTCGTGGTGCCAGACGTCGCCCTGG